GAGCTTGCTGTTATACCATCGTCTATGGCCGGGTCATTAGCAGCGACGTCAAGCGCAGCCGGTAGTCTCGAAGTCACGACGCCATTGGCCGGGTCTTCGGCTACTACGTCGGGCGCAACTGGTAGTCTTGAAGTCACGACGCCGTTAGCAGGTTCGTCAGACGCAACGTCGAGCGCAGCTGGTAGTCTTGAAGTCACGACGCAATTAGCGGGCTCGGCAGTCACAACGTCTAGCGCAACCGGTAGTTTGTTTTCCGCCGGGATGCAAGGCGAAATTGACGCAACGTTGAGCGCTACGGGTAGTCTAAGCGTGGCTACGTCATTGGTGTCACTGTCCGCAGCAATTTCAAGTGCTATCGGTGCCATGAGTGTTACGGCTAGGCAAGTTGGCTTTTATGAGCAGACAGCAAACCAAATAACAGCCTATTTTCAAGGTGTGGCTGATGCTAATAGCATGGTTGTAAGATATGATAATGATTTTAGGTCCACGCCCACAAGTGATTTGTGGTGCAGAGCAATAGTGGATTTTGGTTCGTCAACCCAACATCAGCTCGGATTGACAGAGTCTTTTCGGGTACTGGGCAACTTAAGCATAAGAATCGTTAACCCAATAGGGAGGGGCGTAGGCTATCAGTTGGGGTACGCGGACAGCATAGCGGATTCTTTTCGGTCACTAAACTTAGGTAGAATTTCGTTTGATGTACCACGTGTAAACAGTGTCGGCCGAGTTGGTGATAATTACTATATCAATATCACGTGCCCATTTTTAGTAGACAAACAAACAGCGTAGGTAGGCAATAATGGCAGACAAAGAATTAGCAAGTGTAAGCGAGACTACGTCAGGCGCAGCCGGTGCGATGGAAGTCACTAGGCCGTTAGTTAGTGGCGTAGTCGCAGTCAGCGTGGCTGCTGGCCACCTGGAGGGTACCGGCCTAGGCCCAGCGGATACGGTGGCAGCAATGTCAAGCGTAGCAGGTACTATTGGCATCGCGCCGTATCTAGCAGGCGAGCCGATGTTTTGGCGACCGCACAACGGAATAGTCGAGACGCTGGAATTCAAAACGAATATTTTGGCGTCACGCAACGGCACCGAACAACGGATTAAAGGCAGGCAGGCAGCCAGGCAGTATTTCGCAATGTCACTACACTTAGACACTGATAAGAAAAACGCCTGGTATAATTCAGTTTTGCACAGCAACCAAAAATCCGCGTGGTACGTTCCAGTATGGACAGAGTACGCAGAATTCACAGGTGACATCGACAAGGGCGACACTGCAATCAGCGTAGATACGACGTTCGCAGATTTTAGATCCACGAGTTTCGCAATGATCTGGAAATCAGATTCGCAGTGGGAGGTTGTTTCGGTTCTATCCAAAACAGATTCCTCTCTTACGCTTGACTATTCGGTTCTTGGCGACTACGCCGACGACTGCTTAATCTTGCCAATACGGAAATGCTATTTAACGCAACCGGCAGTCAGAACAAGAGGTACGTCGCCAGTTGCTAGCGTGAAATTAGTTTTCTCAGTTTGGGATAACGAGGACGTCACAGGCTACACAAGATCAGCCGCGTGGAACACTTTGGTAGGTGCGCCAGCGTTTGACGATTGCGTGGATATTTTGAGCACACCAGCTTTCATGGACAGGACGCATACTGAGAACAGCAGCGCGAATGTCCGAGTGTTGGATTTTCAGACAGGAATTTTCCAGCTACAAAACAAGAGCGATTTTAACCGTCTTGTTCAAGACCACGTTTTTTACAATGACACGAAGCAAGCTTGCTGGGAATTCCGGCAACTCATTTGTGCGCTTGGCGGTAGGCAGAAGACTGTACTCATTCCCACATTCAGGGATGATCTGGTACAGGTTAGTGACATAGCGCCGACCGACGAGAAGGTAACGATAGAAAACATTGCGATGAATGACGCAGGCGCAAACGATATGCGAAAGTACATTGGCTTTTACTTTGAGTCAACCAGCACACTTGTTGTGCGAGCTATAACTGGGACAGCCTGGTTGAGCGCATCGTTAGAGCAGGTGACATTTGATCGAGGTTTGGATCTGCCTACCGTCGAGCCGGGTGACTGTCGGATTTGTTTCATCGACAAGTGCCGGTTGTCGTCTGACAAGGTTGAGATACATTGGGAGTTTTCACACCGCAACGAATGCAGACCCAACTTTTTGAGAGTGACATAAAATGGCAACATTAGCATTAGGCACAACGTCGGTCATGTCGGGACTTTCGTATGCGGCGGCGAATCTGGTGCTCGCAGGATATACTGGCTTGGAGAAGAGTCTATCGAATAGCGGGCCGGAAGAACTTTATCTGTTCAACGAAGACGATACAAATTTTTGGGTGTACACAAGCAGCCACCGCAACATTGACTACGGTGGAAGGACGTATCTTGCGCAGCTTATAAAACGTGGTGACATATCATTGCATTCGAATTCGTTGAAGACGCAACTGCAAATAACGACAGCACTAACAAACGAATTTGCACGCCAGTATATTAAGGGTCCAATTGAGCATAGAGTTTCGCTTACGATCTACAGACGGCACAGTGTAGAGTCGTCTGACTGGGTGACATATTGGAAAGGTTATGTTAAGGCCGTGGGCTTTAAGCCGTCCAGCGTGGAAATTGTGTGTACATTGAATACGTTGGCATTGAGCCGGGCTGGGCTCATGTTAAAATATTCACGTCGTTGCGGTGTGCCCCTGTACTCACCCCGATGTACTATATTAAAAACAGATCCGGATTTTTATCGTGACGGTACGATCACTGCTATCAGTGGCCCGTATATCACAGCTACAGTGTTTGGAACTAAGAATGACGGTTGGTTTAGTGGTGGAATATTTAAGGAGGATACAGGGCTTGCGCTCCAAAAGATTATATCACATTCAGGAACCAGAATAAAAGTGTCAAGGGCGGTGGACGATTTAGAAGTTGGCAACACTTTTAGGGCTTGGACAGGCTGCAACCACTCAAGAACTGAGTGTCGCACTAAATTCTCTAATGAATTAAACTACCAGGGCCAGCCGTATTTGCCGGACAAAAACCCGATGAGCGGCGACGCGATTGACTAAGGAATGAAATGAATAAGACTTGGAAGAGACTAACGAGAAACAAATACTTTCAGGCGTGGGTTTGTTTTCTCTATATAGGCTCACTAGTTGCAACAGAGCCAGAGATACGGCCGCAGGGCAACGGCGTTGATCAGGCGGTGGTCTTTTGGGCGGTGGCGGTTTGGCTTTTTTGGGCCGCAGTATCATCTGCAATTGCGATGGGCATTGCATACTTGACGGCACCGAAGCCGCCCAAACCAAACCACGCAAAGCCCGCGGGCTTGGAAGAATTCGACGTGACGACAGCCGAAGAAGGCAGGCCGATCCAAGTGCTATTTGGTTCCCGATATATAACTGGGCCAAACATTGTTTGGCATGGTGACTTTAAGAGCGAGAACGTTGTTGAAAGGCTGTAACAATGGGCAGGAAAAAACAGAGAGTAATCACGGGCCACCAGTACAGAATAGGGATGCATACGGTTCTCGGCCATGCGAACATGGATGGAATCGAACGTATTAGAGTAGGTGAAAAAGTCGCATGGACTCCTGGCGTTTTGCATCCAGATGAAATTATAACTGATTCGTATACTACAGGGGACAATAGTTCTCTATACTCTAGGTCGAGTGGAAGGTACTCCGCGCAAATATTCAAGACAACAGGTTATGGATATTATGCTAATCAAGTCAAAATTAAATTGTATAGGGATGCTGCGTATGACGATGATTCGACAGTCGCTATCTATGGTGTAGGAATAGATGGTTTTCCAGATGATAATAATATAATTGCGGAAAGTGATGAGGTACCAGTTTCGGATATTGAGGTTGGGCCCCCTGGTGATTGGGTGACATTCATATTTTCAGATCAATTCTTCCTTGCATACGGTACAGAATATGCTATAGTTTTTAGGCCACAAGGGCCATCGGTTTCTAATCGTACTACATA